ATTGCTCTCAACATTCTTTTCTTTGCTAGAATGCGTTGTTCTTCCTTTAATTTGTCGATTTCTCGTCTGCGTTGCGCAGATTTTTTCTGTTCATACCTTTTTCTGTTTGGTTTAGTATAGTGTTGACGCTCTCGCACTTCTTCCTTGATACCTGCCCTTTCAACCTTTTTCTTGAAAATGCGTAGTGCTTTTTCGAAGGACATATTTTTACATTCTACTGATGGCATATATTAACTATTATCCCAAGTTGGTAGTCCGACAGAAATGTCCCTCCGAGTATGAAAAGTCCAACCTCGTTTTCTTAAATATGATACCTGTGAGTAGATTTGTGACGCACTTCTGTCCAGATATTTCATAATATCTTCCGTTGGCATTACATTATAATGCTCTTTGAGAAATGCTTTATCTTCGTCTGTCCAAGTTTTCATAAGTATATTATATCTAAATTTTTAAATGATGTCAAGAACTATTTTTAGTTAGGTTGTACATTTCTCTTGACTTTCGGTAAAAAATCGGTTATAATATTCTATTGAATAATAATAGGGGGCTGTAGCTCAGTTGGGAGAGCATCTGCTTTGCACGCAGGAGGTCGCTGGTTCGACTCCAGTCAGCTCCACCAGTTTTTGGTCTGTTAGTATATCGGTAAGTATACTGCCCTGTCACGGCAGAGAGAAGGGTTCGATTCCCTTACAGACCGCCACGCTCCGTTCGTCTAGTGGTTAGGACACTGGGTTTTCATCTCAGCAACAGGAGTTCGACTCTCCTACGGAGTACCAAAGCGGAATTAGTATAAAGGCGATTATGACTGGCTTCCAACCAGTAGATATGAGTTCGATTCTCATATTCCGCTCCAGAGAATAAGGAATAAAAATGACAGAAGTAGAAGTAATATACATATTAATTTTGGTGTTAGCCTGTGGGTTTTGTTGGACTGAAGGTAGACACACAGGAATACGAGGCACGATAGACTATTTAGAGCAGGAAGGCTATATAGAGTTCGATAGCGAAAAATAGTTCTTGACAAAAAGGTTAAATTTTGATATAATTTATTTGAAAGTAGAATTAACTACTTTCATAAGGCTCTACACCGCAAGGGTAGGGAAAGTAATACTGGAAAGATTATTTGGAGGAAAGAAATTATGAGTATTGACTTAACTAAATTTTGGCTTGGATTAGATAACGACTTCATGCCGACTTATACGGAGAGTAGTTATCCTAGATATAACTTAATCGAAAGTGACAACGGTTTTAGTATAGAAATCGCTGTGCCGGGCTGGGATAAATCAGAATTGGAAGTGATTGCCGACAGGAAAGAACTTCATATAAAAGGGAAAAAAGAACATAAACTAGAAGATGGGCAGAAGTTTGTTCATCAAGGTTTGAGCTTAAAAAACTTTGAGAGGAGATTTATTCTTAACTCAGACTTACAAGTAGACAATGTAAATCTACAAGCAGGAATGTTAACGATAGACTTATCTCGAACTCCAGATGCTTCAAGGAGAAAATTGGAGATTAGCTAAAATGAGATTTTTAGATATAGTTCGAGATGGCATTGAGAAACAAGACAAAGACCTAGAATCTAGGTTTACGACAGTAATGGAGGTGTGCATTCTAGTGGCACTTTTCGTTACAGCAACTATCGCAGTTGCGCCTCTTGTTTAGAAGGCTATCGAGATGTTTCGTGGGGCTATTCGTAGCCCCACAACTTAACAGGAGAGATATGAAAATAAGTAAAGAAGGAATTGCACTAATTAAAAAGTTCGAAGGACTTGAATTAGAGGCATATAAATGTCCAGCAGGTGTCTGGACTATTGGTTATGGACACATAAAAGATGTTCAAGAAGGTGATGTATGGAGTGAAACTCATGCAGAGCATATGCTTGAGGTTGAGCTAGAGGAGTATGAAAACTATGTAAACGCAGCTGTTACTGTTCCACTATCTCAAAATCAGTTCGACGCCCTAGTATCATGGGTATTCAATCTAGGTAATGGAAACCTCACCTCATCAACAATGTTGAAAGTCCTAAACTCAGGCGATTACGCAGGAGTGCCAGCCCAAATCAAAAGGTGGAACAAGGCTGGTGGACAGGTGTTAGATGGGTTGATAAGGCGAAGAGAAGCGGAAGCTCTACTCTTTGAAGAAAAGGAATGGTATAATGTCTGAACACAGTAAGTTCGAAATTGACCAAGAAGATGAAACAAAAACCTTTGAAGAATTAGGTTGGGATTCATTAGATGTAGTTGATTGGATTTTAGAATTAGAATCAGCACATAATGTGGAGTTAAAAGACGAAGATGTAACTGAAGCTAAAACTCCAAGAGACATTCTTAACTTAATAAATGGATAAGTTTAAAGAAAAACTAAAAAACTTTTGGCTATGGTTCAAAAGTTTGTTTATAACTTATTATAAATTAACAGTAAGTTATAACCAAACTTGGGGTGACCAAGATGACCAATCATTTATAGTTAAGAAGTTTCATAAAAAACAAGATAAGTTCCTGTCATTTACGACAGAAGATGGAGAACTTGTGGAAATTCGTGGAGCAGACGGATTGAATTATAGGATTGAACAATTATGAATCAGTTTTTAATTGGCATATTGTTAATAGTATCATTTCTATGCTACTATTTATGGAATGAAAATCAAGTATTAACAGCAAACAATGCAGCACTGGAAACAGCAGTAGCAACACAAGAAGAAGCAATACAAACATTGCAAAACGATTTTACTCTGCAAACTGAACAATTAGGAGAATTGCAGAAAAAGAGTCAAGAAGCGCAGAGAGAAATGAATCGCTATCTTGATATATTTAAAAGACACAATTTAACCAAGTTAGCGGCTGCAAAGCCTGGTTTAATTGAACCAAGAGCTAACAAAGCAACCAAGGAGGTATTCGATGGAATCGAAGAAATTTCTGTTGGGATTGACCAGCTTGACGATAATGTTGTCGAGTTGCAGCCTGATACCAACTAAACAGATAGAAATAAGTGCTAAACCGATAGATAGACAAATAGCACAACCTATTATGCCTAGAGAAATCGACTTGAAAGAGCCTTATTGGTTTGTAGTTAGTGATAAGAACATAGACGAATTTCTAGCAAGAGTAGAAAAAGAACAAGGACAAGTAGTATTTTTTGCTATGAGTGTCCCTGATTATGAGTTAATGGCATACAATATGCAAGAGTTAAAAAGGTATATTGTAGAACTCAAAGAGGTAGTTGTATATTACAGAACAGTAACTATGCCACCTAAAGAAGAAAGTAATGATTAAAGGACTTAAAATAAGAAATTTAGAAATAATAAAAAGACTAGATAAAATGGCAGAAGCAGTATATAAAGTTCCTGCTACTTACAATCAAGCCCCATTACCAGATGTTACTCTAGGTAGATTAAGAACAAAAATGAAAGAAAATGATGGCGTTTATGATGAAACTAACTCTGTTGATTACTCTAATAGGAGTGTAACAGGAGAGATTAAGTATTCAAGAGACGCTTTCTTAACTTCAGTAAGAAGATATACTGATAGTCAACAATGGTATTGGGATTCCTACGAAGCACAAGTACCTTATTGGGGCTGGACTTCATGGCATAATAATAAAGATAAGCCACGAAAGTTCATAAGATTTATACATAATAGTGGCGAAGGGCATACTAGATATGTAGCTGATAAAGTTTATAAAAAAGTGCCTGACCAACACTCTGTATATAATAGTGATTGGACAGTATTAGTAGGAACAATGGAAGGAGATGAGTGGTTATCTGATAGAAATAGAGCAGGTAAACCAAGAGTAGTCTTTGACCTATCTATACCAACAGAATATACAAAAGAATGGGAGAAGATGATAAATCTAATAAATAGTGTTTAAGCTAATTAAAAAATTAGTACAGCGGTCAAGTATGCAAAGAGATTCTGACTGGCTCGATAAACACCCTTCTATTCATGCAAGATTTATGGAGTTAGAGGATTGGTGTGAATATCTGGAAGATAAACTTAATCAACTAGAGGAAGACAGTCACCCACCAATTGGACTATGTGAATTTGATGGTTATAAAGATTTAGTAAAAAGAATCACCGAACTAGAGGAGGAAGTTGATACACTTAAGAGCAAAGGATAGAGAACCTAAAACTTGTTATCTCGTAACTGAGAAGGGAATACTTGATTATACTGTCGCTCCAATGCAAATTTTAACTAATATGATTAGTAGTCATGTAAAAGTTAAGAGAGGAACAAAACAATATAAAGAATTAAAAGCCAATATCAAAGAAAATGGCTTATTACACCCAATAATAGTTATGCCTAATAAGTACGGAAACTATTTAGAAGCCGTTCGGCAAGTAAAAAATACCACAAAATTCAACAAACATCGAGAACTATTAGCATATAATGGCAATCAACGGCTAGAAGTATGTAGAGAGTTAGGAATCGATACTATTGACTGTTTATTAGTAGAGAATGTACAATGGGCACACGCCTTACAATTAGTCTTACAAGACGGAGTAATAGTAAATGAAGTTGCAAGTTAGCAAGTATAAAGACCACGACATAGTAGCACACATACCTGACTTTTTATCGGAAGATGAAATAGAGTTATTATATGAAGCAAATGAAGATATGGAATGGAAACTTGCAGCAACTAGATGGTCAGGTTATAATTCTAAAATACGAAAATGTAAGAAAAGAAGTGGAGTAGAGTTCCCTTTCTATGATAGATTATTGAAAGCAGTAAATCTATACAATGATAAAACTTATAAATTTCACTTATATACAGAAAGACACAGACATGAAATAAATATGGTAAGGTATGACGAACCAGGAATGTTTTTCAGACCTCATAGAGATTTTAGACCTAGTCTAAAGGAAATTTATTATGGCTCTAGTGCCAGAAAAATAAGTATAAGTATACAACTCAGTGACCCAAGTGAATATGACGGAGGAGAGCTGGAGATAGTAGAATCATATACTGTCCCTGACGCATTTATGGACAGTAATTTTCTACCCGATTTTATGCAAGTTAGAGAAAATTTTAGACATAGTTTCCCTACATTAAAAAAGAAGGGAAGCCTAACTTTATTCACTAGCATACACGAACATGAATCCAAACCACTGAAAAGAGGGAAAAGGGATATCATAGTAGGATTTTTTCGAGGAGATGGGAAACCATACTAATATGACATTAAAAGTACCAGATGAGTATAAAAATTTAGCAAAAGAATTATTTTCAATAAATCTCAGTATGAGAGATACAGATTATCCTTTTGCTCACACTATCCCATTATGGCGAACTTATAATAAGAGAGATATAGAAGATTATGTATGTACTTACCCACCCTTCTACGATAATTGTAAAGAATTAGTTGAGTTATTAACAAATGAGTTAGGAGAATCTCCTACAAAAATAACTATATCGGAACATAATGAGAAATCTTTTATGGTTCCGAAAAAACAAAAACAAGCACACTATTTGCTAGAAGGAAAAGCAGATTATTTAGTTGCTAAACATTGGAATCCTTTACTTCATTCAATAGATATGCCGTGGAACTTTAATTATAAAAAACATAATATAAAACAAAACATATTAAATGAGGGAGATGGATTATATACAGGAAATGTATGGTGGGCTAGAGTTCACACAGAAAATAAAACGAGGTTACTTCATGTCAGATACGATTAAATTATTTATAGGAACTTCTGACGACAATGATACTATTGCAGAGCAAATATATCTTTATAGCTTATATAAAAATACTAAAGCTGATTTAGATATTACTTTCTTAAAACCAAGTATGTTTCCAAACTGGAATAAGAAGTATTGGGGAACACCTTTTACTTGTTTAAGATATGCAATACCAGAGATGATGAATTTTAAAGGAAGAGCTTTATATACTGATGTGGATATGATTAATTTTAGAGATATTGCTGATTTATATAAAGTAGATTTAAAAGGAAAACCTTTTGGAATGGTGTGGGACGCACACATGGACAATGGCAAACCAGGAAAGAAAGCTGGTCGAGAAAGAGGTTGGTATTGCGATAGTGTAATGTTGATTGATTGTGAAAAAGCAGAACCCTTAATGGATAGTATAGAAGATATGCAATATTGGAGTTTAAAACATAGTGACGCTTATAAGTGGCATTTCGTTAAAAAATTAGGAGCTCCTTACAGAGAAAAAGCAGCTGATTTGGTAGAACCTATCAATGCTTTATGGAATGTATTTGATGGGGCAAGACCAGACATAAAACCAAAAGACCCTGATGGCGACTTTTGGACTAAAGAACAGGTAGATTTAAAAGATATTTGGCAATTACATTTAACAGGATTAAGCTATCAACCATGGCACCCTAGATATAATACTCATTTAAAAGCTACTCACTGGAGACAAGATTTAATGGAAGTTTGGTGGGATTATGCTAAAATAGTATCAAACATAAACAAACCTCATGAAGTTTGAAGAATTAATTGCTCCAATAGGACTTGAAAGATTTTATGATGAATACAAAGGTAAGAAACATTTTGTTATCAAGTCTAAAAAGAACATATTTAAAAATCATTTTAGTTGGAAAGAATTTGATAACTATTTAAACCAAATAAAAATAAATGGAGTATGGGATAGAACACCACAATTACAGGTAGTATTGCCTAATGGAGAAAAGTGGTGTAAGAAAAAATCCCCTACTGAAAAGACAAGAGAAGAATTACTAGAACTATGGCAAGGTGGCTCTAGTTTTATACTTACATTGAGTGAGTTTCTAAACGAAACTATGTGGAACCAATGTAGGGAATTTGAAAAGCATTACGGAATAGGACAAGCAAACATCTATTGTAGTAATCAAAAAGATGCAAAATGCTTCGGTATTCATGCAGATTCAACAGATAACTTCTTATTCCATGTTAGTGGAAAAATAAGATGGTATATGTATAAAGAATATGCTGGACAATGCTCACCACAGGAATGTACTATAGAAGAAACTTTCGAATTAGATGATGGAGATTTATTGTATATTCCAAAGAAAAAATATCATAGAGTAGATACTCTAAGTCCGAGAATATCAATAAGTTTTCATTTTAGGGAGTTCGATGGAAAACCTTATATAAGAAAAGAATGGTACGATTGGAAGCCAGAGGAGATATACAATGGCAGATGAAAGATTTAGTGGCGATATGTCAAGAAATGAAGTTGAAATTGATTTAAGCAAGTTCATGGAAATGATACAAGAAAATAACGCCCTGAAGCAAGAGATATTTGAATTAAAAGCGAATGATACTGTTAATCCATGGATTAAGTGGGTTCATCTAGCAAGAACCATAGACGCATGGAGAATTTGGCCTCGTGCCTTCTTAACTGTCTATATAGTATTAGTTTACTATGCAGCTATGTGGTTTATGGAACTACCAGAACCTAGTATGGAACAGTCAGGGCTAATATCAATATTAGTCGGAGCAGGAGCAGCATGGTTTGGACTATATGTAAATTCAGCTGCTAAAGAGCATGACACAAACGCTAAAAAATAGTTCTTGACAACAGATGAAACTTTGTGTATAATATACATATTATGAAAAAATTAAGAAAAAATCCAGTTGCGAAATTCGGTAGGCGTTTCAATAAAGGTGGCGCTCACCGTGACAAGACAAAGTATAATCGTAATGATTATAAGGATAATGAATGGTGTGAATTTTGTGATGAGCCGTTTGAAACAGGCTCTCACTATAAGTGCTGGATTAGATGAATATATTCATACTAGACGAAGACAAAGAGAGATGTGCACAATACCATTGCGATAAACATATTATCAAGATGATATTAGAATCAGCACAGTTATTGTGCACTGCTCATTGGGTAAACAAATATTTAGGAGATGTACCGAGAAAACTTACAAGCGAAGAATGGGAAAAAGTCAGAGTTCACAAGAAAGATGAGCCTCGTCCCTTCCCTTATCTTCCTACTATGTACAATCACCCTTGTAGTATATGGGTACGCGAAAGTCTCGACAACTATGAGTGGCTCTACGATTTGGCACATGAACTCAATAAAGAGTACGGATTCAGATACACGGGCAAATCTCATAAGTCGTTGCATGAGGTTATCGCAAACCTACCCAACATCGCCATACCAAGGCGTGGACTTACACAGTTTGTACAAGCTATGCCAGACGAGTGCAAACAGGATAATACAGTCCAAGCGTACAGAGACTTCTATCACAAAGACAAAGCTACCTTTGCAAACTGGACAAGACGAGGAACTCCAGACTGGTGGCGACTTGAAGAAGCCTGGACTAGAAAAAGAATAACAGCATAATGGTTATAAAAGTAAAAACAAGTCATGGAGATTTAACATTTAAAGATGGAACTCCAAAAGAAGAAATTGATGCGAAAATCCTACAGCATTTAGAAAATAGTGGATTAAGAAAAGTTATGACATATAAAAAGTCTAATGGAGAAGAAGTAAAAATTCTAAATAGTATCAAAATGGTTGATAAAACCAAAAGACAAGAGAAATTTAGAAAGGAAGAATCCAGATTAGACGATAACTGGTTGATGGAAAAAAGAAAGAAAATGGGCGACGAAGCATTTGAAGCGTGGCTAGAATTACAAAAGGAATATGGAAGAAGATAAAAAATCATTTGAGGAATTTTTCGGAGTTATGGAACCGAAACCTGCACTTATAGAAAAGACAGGAGTTCTAAAAAATAACTTAAAAGTTCAACATGAAAAGTATAGTAGTGAAATTGCTATGCTAGAAGCTAGATTAGCAGAGAAAAAAGAATACCTTGCTAAAATAGAAGGTGGACTTGATGTTATTGAAGAACTCGAAAAATGATTCATATAATAGATGATTTTTATCCCAATCCTGACGAGGTAAGAGAACAAGCATTAGAAATGTTTTACTACCCAGGAGTTAGAGGGGATAGAGTTTTCTTTCCAGGTGACCGAACACTTTCGACTTATTCTCATGAGAATAGAATATTCATCAAGAATAGATTTGAAGCCACAATAGGTAAAAGAATAATATATTTTCCTACAAAGAATAGTAATACAGCATTTACAATAGGATTATATAAAGGGGTTAAAGAATTTTTAAACTGGATACACCACGATTGTAGTGGTTATTTAGAAAAAACAACAAACAATATAAATGGTCAGGCTTGGGCGTCAGTATGTTTTCTACAACCTGAAGCAGATATAAATACAGGAACGGCATTGTATCGTAGTAAGAAAACGAACAAAATATACAAAACGAAAGAAATGAGTATAGACCGCAAAGCGACATTTAAAGGAAATTGGTTGGATAAACCACATAAAGATTGGGAGATTCACACATATGTTGGCAATATTTATAACAGATGTGTAATTTATCCTGCCACATATTGGCACGCTCCCATCAATGCTAGTTTTGGAGAAACCAAAGAAGATGCTAGATTAGTTCAAGTATGCTTCTTTACAACGGAGAAATAATGGATTACAAATTTAATGAAGATAAAGCATTAGAATTTATAAAAGAATATATAGATAAAACATACGAACAGCATTATGCTTCAGGAAATATTCAGGCAACTGAGTTCATTTTCGATAGTGCTCACGGTACTGGTTTCTGTATAGGAAATATTATTAAATACGCTCAAAGATATGGCAAAAAGAACGGACAAAATCCAGACGATTTATTAAAGATTATACACTACGCTGTTATGTTATATGGCACAGAACATATAGGACTTGATGGC